ATGTGGTTACACTAGTTGATGATGACCCTACTGAAGCAAAGTCATAAATTTGATATTGAAACTCAACAGTTGCTGATAAGTAACTAATATCGGTAGGTTGTTGTGTAAATTGTACACCTGATAATGATGTAGGATACAAGTCTCTAAATCTAACTTCTAATATAGAATTGTTTTTACTTGACAAAGCAGTTAGTGTAGCGTCTGAATAAGTACCACCTGCGTCAGCAGCACCGTATTTTACTTTACCTGGCTCTGTTGCTTTTTGTTGACTAGTGCCTGGAAATCTATCATCACCAGCAGCAGCTAAATTTCTAAACTCGTCATGTGATCTAGGATATCCTAAACCTACTAACCAACCATGTATCTCTTGGTAATTCTCATAATTTTCGTCTATCAAAAAAGTTAAAGATAAAGGAGCATATGATAGTGTATTACCAGGTATAGGTATTTGTTTTAAAGATGTGTCTTGGCTTAATGAGTTAAGTGATATGCCAGGTATGTTTATCTCTGTACAAAAATATTCTACTTTAGGTAATTTTAAAATACTAAATTTAAACTGCGTTGGTGACGCATAGTCTAATTTTGTTGGTTGTCGTAAATAACTGTTAGTTGTTGTCATACATATATTTATAATACCTTAGGAGACTGTCCTATATTAAAAGATATTATAACTCTATCATTATCTGACTTACTAGGCGAAACATCATGTATTAGCCAGCCAGGAAAAATCAAACATTTACCAGTAGTAGGCGCAAATTCCATTCTTGTATAATTAATATCATGTAATTTTTCACCATTTGTGTAGTGATGAGTAGTGTGTGCCTGTAATCTAGGATCATACAAGTTTAAATCACCACTATCTTTGTCAGCTTTTACATAATAAACACCTGACCACAAAGCATTTGTGTGACTATGTGATGAATTATAATCGTGTTTATTATTGATAATAGACCACATGTTAGATATTTTTAAATAGTATTTGTTTGTATCATAGTTTAGATTATTGCCTAACGCATTAACACTTTCTAATATTGCGTTATGTATATTTCTAAACTCAGGTCTATAATTTAAATCGTCTCTACTATGCCAACCACCCTCGTTTGATCTTTTGACGTTATCTGTTTGTGTGTTTTTTAGATTGTAGATTTTAGGTAAAATATCTTTGTTAATATTTTCAAAATCTTTTAGATATGTTTCTGCTACTTTTGTAGGAAAATAATCATAAATGTACATTTCACCGTTCATATAAAGTATTTATACACGCTAAAAAAAAAGGGGACCGAAGCCCCCTTTTTTAGTATTATTGGTCTGAAATATTACATTAAGTTTGTAACTTGTACTCTTCTGTAATATCTGTTTGCGTTAGCATTACCAGCACCATTGATAACAGCATTGTCGCCTGTACCAGCTTCAGCAAAAGGATTAGCTTGTAAGCCATATCTTGTTTTGAAACCGATTTTAGGTTGGAATGTGTCTTGTCCAACGGCTCTAACCATTTGTAGTGGTACATATGGGCAGTAGAATAAACCACTGTCATAAGGTGAAGTACCTTTGTAACCTACTACAAAGTATTGCTTAGCAGCTTGGTTAGCAGCATATGGGTCAATGTATACTTTGTATCTACCGTTTAATACACCAGCAAAAGTATTACCAGTATCGTCAACGTTTAGATTGTTGTTTAACGCAGGAGTGTAATCTAACACACCAGCCATTTGAAGAGCAGAGGCAACGTCTGATGAACAGATTATAATGTTACCTTTTCCTCTTCTTGTTCTTTGTGCGATAGTATTAGCTTCTCTCTCTACTTGGAACATAAGACCTTTAAATCTCTCAACTGACCATCTACCGTTAGAGTCTGTGTCTAAGTCAAAGATTCCTTCAGTAGTTGTGTTGATAGTACCTGTGTTAGCAGAAGCACCTTTTTCAGCGTTGATGTAAATTGTTCTTACAACTTCTCTGTTGATTTCAGCAAGGATTTCAGCAGATAGGATGTTAGCCAATTCAGTCTCAGCATCTAAACCATGGATAGCTTTCAAGTCTTGTGCTAATTCCATTGTGTACTCAGCTTTTAGGGCTCTTGTTCTAGCAGTTACAGTTGACTTCTCAATTGAGAAAGCCATTTCAGCAAATGCGTTGTTTGATGAATCACCTAATGCTTCTCCGTAAGCAGTAGTCATACCTTGACCAGTTGAATATTCTTGTCCAGCTGTTGGGCTGTCGTTAAGAATTGCTGGGTTAGTACCTCTTTGCTCAGTTACGCCAGTATTTGTAGTTGAGTCACCAGCAGCATTTCTACTTGAAAAGTCTGTATCAGCTTCGTCAAATAATGCTTCTGTTCCAGATTGGCTTGAGAATCTGCTTCTCATAGCAAAAATTAAACCAGTTGGACCAGTCATTGGTTGAACACCACAAATGTCGTATGCGATTAGGTTAGGCATTGCTCTTCTAACTAATGAAATTAGGATTGGATCCCAATTGTCAACGCTAGATCCTGTTTGGTTAGCAGGAGCAGCTTCAGAGATAAATGCTCTGTCTTCTTTTAGTGCTTTCTCTTGGTTTTCAAGGATAACACTTGTAACGGCACGTCTGTATGAATCACTAATTTTTGGTAAATCAGGATGTTCTAAGACTGGCTGCCATTTTTTTTCTACTTGTTCAGATAAAAACATTTTGTTTTTCTCCCTCTATTGTATTATTATTTCGACACCTTAATGTCTTTTGTTTTTTTAATAGCGGCGGTATAAGCAGCCATAGCATTCGATAAATCAACTGTCTCAGTTGGTTCAGCGCCTGCCGCTACATCATCTATGTCACTATTTTTCACTTCTTCTTTAGCACCAAAATATGACTCTTTAAGAGTTTCTACTTTGTTTCTAAAATCTTTCTCTGTTGAATACTCAACTGACTCTACTAAGCCGTCAAATTTCTCTTTAGCAGTATCAGCAAGGTCTTTTGACATTTCATCTATGATGTCTTGTCTTTTTAACTCACCGTTATGCTTGTGTAATTCGACATTCTTTTCGATTTCTTCGTTAAGTTTTTTCTCTAAAGATTCGATTTTTGAAGCTTGATCTTCCAAGACGTTATATTTTTCATCTGGAACATCAATGTAGTGATCTTCAAATAGTTTTTTAAGACCGCTGATAAAGTCTTCAGCAATCTCGCCTTTAATACCTCTCTCAATAGCGATTTCGTTTTCTTTCATCCACTCTTCTACAACGTAGTTTAAGTAAGAATCAACTTTTTCAACTAATTCAGCTTTGTGAGACTCAGTATTTTCTTCTAATTTCTTAGCGTATTCTTCTTCAAGTTTAGCAGTTTCAGCTTTAACTTTAGATTTAATAGCAGCCTCGAAAATAGTAGCAGCTTTTTGTTTAAACTCTTCCGATAAATCAGAATCACCAACAAGAGCATCTACATCTGCTTTAACATCATAAGACTCTTCAGATGATTTCTCATCTTCTTCTTTATGATAGCCAGCTTTCATCATTTTTCCAGCTTTCATCATTTTTTTCTCGTCTTCTTTGTCATGCATTGCTTCTGCTTTGTCTTCTTTTTCTGATTTCTCTGCGTCAGCTTCTTCTTTTTTAGCCGTCTTCAAGTGTGATGGCTCAGCAGCCACTTGACTTGATTTCGACACAACGTCAGAAACTTGACTAACTTTTTTAGTTGCGTCTGGATTGCTGTCAGTTGGTTTAACAACTGGTGCGCCTAGATCCTCAGCATCATTTTTCAATTTGCTTGGTTCTGCCGCTACAGCATTTTTCTTCGGAGCGTCCGCTTGTGGGTTAGCACTTGCTTCAGCCACCGCTTCTTTTTCCAACGCCTCTACTTGTTTTTCTGTTTCGGCCATTTGAGAAATCTCCTTTTTAAAATTACTAGTAATTTTCTCTTGTTTACTAGATATTTATAAAATTAAAGTTTTTTAAGCATATTAGAGAATACTTCCAATTTCTTCTCTTCTAATGCTCGTCTTTTAGTTTTTATAAGCTCTAGTTTCCAAGCTTCAATGTCTCTTTCAACTAGAACGCCATTGTCCCAAACCCATTCTTTGTTTTCCATAATGCCTTCAACGAAAGCGTCTGGAGCTGACGGATCAGCAACAATGTCAGCGGCAGTGGCTAGGTAAAAATCGTCTTTTACATAGTTAGCACCACCTCTTTGTTCTAATGAACCCATACCTCTACTAGATACTCCTAATTGAGCACCTTCGTCAATAAGACCTTTTACAATCTTACCGTATGGCGTATTCATTATTTTAGCTTCACCAATAAAATTATCGCCTTCTGGATAAAGTCTTTTCACCATATGTGAAACTCTTTCTAGGTTGACAGTAGGACCGTCAGGATGACCTAGTTCTCCAAATGCTCTATTTTTATTGATAAATTCTTGGTTATATCTTTTTACTTCTTTCATAAGTATATCTTTTGGATATACACGCCCATTTCTATTTTTTACATTTGATTGTAAAAAGATACCTTTAATTTTGTATTCTTTCTTGCCGTTTTTTTCTTCAACAAGATACTCTGCGCTTTGAATTTCTTCCGATATTAGTTTCATAAGTTCTCTCTCTTACTTTACTATTTATACAAATTTTTATCTAAACTCTACTATAATCGTGTAATTATCACCACTAGCAAAGTTTTTTGTTGATAATAATACATCACCAGTCGGTGTAGAAGCGTTGTTAATTATCTCACTTCCTGATGGTCTTAAATCAAAGTGACCTTGACCAGATAACAACATGGCAGTAGCATTTGTTGTGCCATCCCATATTAACTCTACAGCAGACTTAGGATTTGAAGTATTTACTGAAAACCATATTTTACTTATTTTTCTGTTACCATCCTCTGTCATAAAAGTTAGCTCTGAAGCATCAACTTTTTTGACTAAAGTTTCACCTGTACCATCTGAAAAGTTTGTAAGTTTTACTGTAAACTTCAGACCAGACGTATCTGCTATTGTTTGACTAGTTACTGTATCAGCCATTAAATCCCTCTTCTTTATGTGTTTCTAAAATTATATTATATGAAGTAACATTACTATCACTTGTTAGTAATATGTTACCTACAACCTCTTTTATTTTTGCTTCACCTGGTTTTAGTCCGTAATTACCTCTACCAGATATTGTAACTTTTTTAGTAGTATCATTTTCAAAAAGTACATCTAT